CAGCATTCTGTAATCCAGCGCCAAATTGCGATAATTGATTTTCGTAATTCTGTTGAATAGCTTGGTTGCCAAGTCCAGTGTTTTGCATAGCAGCATTAAACTGCGCTAGTTGCGCCTCATTGCCAAACTGACCTTGAGCCTGAGCGTGCTGAAAACCTTGCTGGTTCATCATTGCGTCAAGATTGATACCTTGTGCAGCAGCCTGTAGCTCCAAGTCGTTCCTGTTCTGGCCCATAGTACGCATTTCATTCTGATACGCCTCACCACCAGCAACTAGACCTTGATTTGCTAGTCTTTGCCTAGCTGCGTTCTCATTCTGTGTCAGTTGAGGTTGAAGCCGAGACATAATAGCTTGTTGACCAGTCATACCTGCGTTTACAGGCATTGCTGCTATTCCTGCTGTATTGATACCTTGCTGTAAAGTAGGCCCGGTAACAGAGCCTTGAGCTGTTCCAGCGGCAGTAGGGCCGGTAACATTTCTTTGTGCTTGTTCAGAATTATAAACAGACTGATTCACGGGAGACACTTTCCCAGAAATGTCTGTTGTGATCCCGGGTAGCTTTGGGTCGAAAGGAGTAGATAATACTTTGTCGGCCGTTGAAATCCCTCTTAATCCAAGTCCAGCAAGTTGCTTTTCAACCTCTTGCTGCGCCTCTAAAGTAGCTTGAGCAGTTGGGGTGAGGTTCTGTTGTATAGTTGGAGTAGTGAAATCATCCGTTGTAAATTGCTTTTTTGTAGGGAATCCTTCAGCCTTTTTTTGTTCTTCACTCATTGCTTTGTAATCAATCAGTGCTTGGTCATAGCCAGCTTTATCGTATTTTTTTGTAGTACCGTACGATACCGTCTGGCTACCTAAAGGCCCGTAGATGTTAGGATTACCTAATCTTGAGGTAGCTATAGCCGCCTCTACGTTAGCAGCGCCTTGAGCCAATGCTGCTGCGGCATAATCCGGTACTGGTGGTGGCGTTGCCTTTTTCTTACCCATACCTACCTCCTAAAAACTTACAGTTATTTCTTAATAAAGTGAAATAAATCATATCACCATTGCTCCTCGTAATTCTAGCCTCTTCAGTAAAACCCATGTTCTTTACTAACTTAATACTTTTTTTATTATCTTCCGTTACTAAAACTATTATCTTCTCAACATTGCATACTATGAAAGGGTAGTTAAATATGGCAGAAATAAACTTTTTATTAATTTTCCCATCAATTACGATATGGCAGTTAATGGTCGTATTAAGAAAGTTCTCGTAGATCACGCCTGCAACTATCTGCCCTTCTCGTTCCAGCCCTATAGCTGCTGAATTGCAATGATACGATCCTGTGGTCTGTTGCGCTACCCATGCGCCAACAGAATCGCCTTGTACTATATTCCAGCCCATCCGGTCTGGTAAACAACGTCAGTTGCAGCCCACTCTAACTGCAATGTCTGAGACGCACTTTTTAAGTGAACCCCACCACAGTAGCCAATACCAGTTACACCTTGCCAGTTATTAGTAATCATAAGGTCTTGGCCCCAGATTGCTTGATCCCATATTCCTATGTCCCATACTCCATAAGAGCTTGGAGAGTACGATAGTGCAGCCGTAGGGTCTGTTACATCATAATCAATGTTCATTGAAATAAGAACAGCAGGTAGACCGTCTGTGAATAATGAAGGTCTAGCCCTAGTAAAGTATTTTTTTATACCACGCTGGTCAAAGTAGTTAAATGCTTGTAGAACATTAGTAGTAATGTCGGTTTTGTTATCTGCGTAAGTTTCGTCCCACGCCCTACCGACAAAGTTTTTGCCGCCAAAATATGGATTATCTCCAAAAGACTCCCAACAGTTGGCCTTCCAGCCCTGAAACTTGCACCAAGATTTTGTAATTGTGTTCATTACATATTGCTCTTGATTATTACCTTCCTGTACAGGTACATTTACCCATACAGCGTTATTCTTGGCTGAATAATGTATCTGCCAGCCAAAATGATCCGCATAGAGATTAGAGGCTGTTGTAATCGCTCCCTGTATCTTGTTACTCAAAGCGACACGAGGATCGAGCCTAGAGCTTTGTAGTGATGCTGCGAGGGGTATTAGCCCATCGTATGTAATAATTAGAATGTCACCGCCGTACTTCATGAAGCAGCGATCACCAATCGGAGCGCCTAGCTTCCATACGCCGATCAATGCCCAAGTAGCAGAGCTTGCCGGGTCTGTACCAGAGTAAACAATACACTCACCATTACTCGTGATAAATACTAGGTTGTCATCAACCCCATAGCCAGCGTCAATTGTCCATGTAGCTACGTCTGTAATATGACCGCCAAACTTAGCAATAGAGCTAAGATCAAGTGCCTGTGCTGCTCCACCGACTGCATTAGTTGGTAGATACCAAGCCTTTAATGATTCCTTTTGCGTAAACCATACCCTGTTCTTGAATAGGGTAATATTGTCTAGTGAGGTTGTTGTAACACCTGTTATGGCTATAGTTGATACTGCGGTAACAGCCGCCCAAGTAGTCCCGTCATACAGTAATGGGGCATCTACGCCATTGACTAGATATAAATAACTTCCACCACCTGTCGTAACATTGATAAATTCCCACCTAGCATTCGTTAGGCTTGTTACTACAGGAGAGCCAACTACTCCAGCCGTTGTTACATCGTATATCTGTGCAACATTTAATCTCTTATGTGCAATTGCAAATAACTTTTCTTGTGTACCTGTTGAGTAATTCATCAACGTCTCAACCTGACCACTTATTCCAGTTGCATGACTAGTAAATCCACCGCGCAAGACAACATTAGAATATGACGGAAAGAAGTTAATCATCTCTACTGCATCGGTCTGCTCCATATTTGCTATGGAGTCACGAGCGTTCCATCCTCCAACTGGAGCTGGTATTGAGCCTACTTGTGCAGCGGTTTTCTGTGCTGGGAACATTAGTTCTGTGTCCCATACCCGGTGTCAGGCAAATTGTCATATCCGATTAGGACTGTACCCGGTCTTGGAGCAAATGATAGATTAGCGGCACTCATGTCTTGAGCCATAACGACTTCAAGTTCTGTCAGGAAGTTTCTATACATAGCTGTAGTATCGAAGCCCTTAGCCTCAAAATACTTCAGTTTCGTCATTAGAACGACTAAACGGTCTGGGTATATGCAGGTATCAGTGTCTATAGTAAAGCTCGTCTTAGCCACTCCTGCTGCGGTTTCGGCCCATCCATTGCTTCTATACTCATAACCCAAGAACTCATTAGCTGAAATACCGGGCCAGATCTGGAAGTATGCACCTAACAAGCGCCAACGTATGCGTGGGCCAGTAGAGATGTAGCCTGATAGCAGCCATTCCCATTGTTGAGCGTCAATTGGGCCAAGCATTTCCCAATGTTTGTCTTTATCCCAATGAGTTCTAGGTATTGTGTATTCGTAATCGGCTGGTAGCGTGTACTTTACCTTCATAAAGGTAACAGTAGCGTTTGTTCCTGACTCTGTGAATTTTTGTGTGGCGGTTATTGCTGTGCCGGAATCGACTGTCTGTATTTGGGTGTCGTTTGCCATCCCTACGCCAGTTAGCTGGTAGGTACTGTCTAATCCAGCAGTAGATGGGATTCCAGTAATTGAAGTGCCACCACTAGCCCATGTGCCAGTAGTAGTTAAGTATTGCGTGTAGAAGCGGTGCTGTTTTGTAAGTCTACGCCAATCATGCTTGCGGAGTAACTCGTACCCCGAAGCATTCATGAGCGCGAGAATTTGTATGATGTCCTGATTGGTATTACCTGCAACTGCTGTTGGTGTACTTACACCTAGTTCGTTTGTTACTTGTGCAACCAGTTGCAGCATCGTGGATGACATACTTTAATCCTCTTTTTTTGGCCTTCCCATTTTAGGCTTGCTAGTAAGGAGTGCCATCTGCTCTTTAAGCATCTCAATCTGCTTCTGAGCATCCTCAAGTGCGGTTGAAGCAGCAGTCTGGTTCTGTCTCGCCAGATATGCCCTAGCCTTGTCTCTTAATGCAAACCCACTCATACCAACGCGCTGTAGCTGCGAATCTGTTGATGTCGCTACTTGCTCCACCGTCTGATACTTTAGAATCTGTAGCTCTTCCATCTGGAACTTGTCGAACTCTTTAGGTTCGTCAGCATTCCACTTAGAAAGCATTGTACCGTAAACCTCTGCACCTTCATTATTCTTCATCTGAAAGTACAGCCATTGCCTGACAAAACGCTCTTTGTGATCTTCCCGTACTGGCTGGTCGATTACTGTGGTCTTGTCACCCGGTATGTGTATTCTTACGAATGGCACATCCTTGTAACCTTCTTCCTGACTCTTGTAAAACTCAACGTGTAAAGAATTGTCTGCATTGCTGATGTCGCTTTCCATTTTACTGTCCTTTTTGAAATGGTCTTATCATTGAGGACTAGGGAAGTCTCCCTCCCTAGTTTATTACGCTGTGGTTATAGAAACCCACGTTGTTGCTGATGTTGCATAAAATACTGCTGTCTTAGCTGTTGCCAGTGAAAGACTTGTTGCACCTGCATTGATTGTACTCGCTACTGAATACGGATATACAACTACCGTCACGCCGCTATCATTACGAATTACAACTGTTGCGCCAGCT